AACTATTAACCCCAAAGGAGACACAGATATGGAATTAGCATTGATAAGAAGTTTGATGGATAAATCATTTTATGATTCCCATCGTGGAGCAAAGTGTCCTGACAGATTGTTTAGTAAGGATGCTAGAAAGATAAAGCAGACTATAGACAAAGCCATGAGTAGGTATGAGAGGACTGTGACACCTGATGAGATAGAAGCACTCTTCATGTCAAACAATCCCACTCTTACTACTGCACAGAAACAAGCATACTCTCATCTGTTTAGACAGGTAAAGAACGAGCAACCAATGGGAGAGGATGTAGCACAAGAGGTGCTATCCAAACTGTTCCAACAAGTTGTTGGCGAAGACATTGCAAACATAGGCTTTGATTATGTAAATGGTTCTCACTCGTCACTAGAACCTATACGTAACATATTAGAAGTATACGGAGATGATTTTACACCTAACCTTAACGTGGAGTGGGATGACATGGAGATTGATACACTATTAGCTAAGAATGATTTGGAAGCACGTTGGTCGTTTAATGTACCAAGTTTAACAAGACAGGTGGAAGGCATCAATGCAGGACATCTAATAGAGATAGGAGCTAGACCTAACACAGGTAAGACGAGCTTTCACTCAAGCATAATAGCAGGTCCTGATGGCTTGGCACGACAAGGTGCTAGTTGCATCATCCTATGTAACGAAGAGGGTAGCCACAGAGTTGGTGCTAGATATTTGACTGCATCAACAGGCATGACTATGCGAGAGATAAAGAGTAATCCAAGTAAAGCACGTGACTTGTATGCACCTGTTAAAGATAACATCAAGATAAAAGATGCAACAGGTCGTGACATGGCTTGGGTGGAGAGTGTATGTAAGACATATAAACCTGATATCGTTGTGCTTGACATGGGAGATAAGTTTGCACGTACAGGTGGTTTTGCAAGGACAGATGAAGCACTCAAAGCAAATGCAGTTCATGCTCGTATGATTGCAAAGGAGCACAAGTGTGCAGTCTTTTATATGTCACAACTGTCTGCAGATGCAGAGGGTAAGGTGTTGCTTAATCAGAGTATGATGGAAGGCAGTAGAACAGGTAAAGCAGCCGAAGCAGATCTGATGATTCTCATTGCCAAGAATCCACCAAGACAAGAGGATACTGAAGAGGATTTACAAAGACATTTAAATGTGGTAAAGAATAAACTAACAGGATGGCATGGTGTTGTTCATTGTAATTTGAATTATAGGGTAGGAAGATATGAAGTATGACACAATTTAGTTTATTTAAAGAGTTACCACAGAAAGAAGATCCATTTGTTGATGGTGTTGTATGTATAAAATGTGGAATACGACAACCTATAACACATTATTCTGTTATGAAAGCAGGTGAGATAAAGAGAACCTGTAGATCATGTAGAAAGGGTCACAAGGAAATCTTAAATAAATTAAGAAAAGAAAATGCTTATCCTGATAAAGATTATTCGTGTGCTATATGTGATAGGACATTAGAGGAGCTAGGTAAACATGGACAGACTAGACTGCAGAACTGGGTACTAGATCATTGTCATGACACTAATACTTTTAGAGGTTGGGTTTGCCACAAGTGTAATACAGGACTAGGTGGATTCTCTGATGACTTGACTATTATTGAAAGAGCAGTTATATACTTAAAGAAACATAAGGAAAGATTAAATGAAACTAACACTTGATGTAGAAAATACAACAACAAAAAGAGATGGCAAGTTACATCTTGACCCCTTTGAACCAAACAATAAATTGGTCATGGTAGGTTGTCTAACAGATAAAGGCGAAGAACATTTGTTTAGAGACAACTTTGATGGTGTACAAGAACTGCTTGACCAAGCAACTATACTGATAGGACATAACATAGCTTATGACTTGATGTGGATATGGGAGTGTGGATTCAAGTATGATGGTCCTGTCTTTGATACAATGCTTGGTGAGTACATATTACAAAGAGGTCTCAAAGAACCATTGCACTTGAGAGACTGTGCCATCAGGTATGACTTGGATACAAAGAAAGAGGATACACTTAAAAATTACTTTGCCAAAGGTTACAATACAGATGAGATACCTGCAGATGAGTTATCATATTATCTGTCTGCAGATTTACATGCTACACAACAATTAGCAGATGCAATATACAAGAAACTTAATACACCTGAATATAGTGAGTTGATGAACTCTGTTATCTTGACTAACAAAGTTTGTGTTACACTTGCCAAGATTTACAAGAATGGTTTTAAGGTGGACAAAGATGCATTAGATAAAGTTAGAGTAGAGTTTGAACAAGAGAAGCAGGACATTGAGAAAAGATTGAAGCAACAAGTGCATAACTTAATGGGAGATACACCTATCAATCTCAATAGTCCTGAACAAATGTCTTGGGTTATCTATAGTAGGAAGCCTAAAGACAAAGCTATGTGGGCAAATAGTTTTGGTAAATACATGGATGATAGTAGTTACCGAGATGCAGTAAAAGAAAACTCAACATTAGTTTACAAAACAAATGCAGTTAAATGTAAAGACTGCTTTGGAGAAGGCTATATTAGAAAGATAAAGAAAGATGGTAAACCATACGCTAATCCAAGTAGATGTGTATCATGTAATACTTTAGGTTATAACTTTATACCAACTAATAAGATAGCAGGTTTAAAGTTCTCTGCACCATCATCTAAATGGGTAAGTGCAAATGGTTTTACTATTAATAAAACATATCTAGATATATTATCTAATGTTGCAAAGAAAAATAAAATGCAAGATGCAGTAAACTTTTTAACTGATCTACAAAGATTGTCTGCTCTAGATACTTACCTATCTTCGTTTGTTGAGGGTATAAATGCTTACGTTAAACCTGATGGTATGCTTCATGTGAGATTACTGCAACACAGAACATCAACAGGCAGGTTTAGTGGAGCAGACCCTAACATGCAGAACATGCCTAGAGGTGGTACATTTCCTGTAAAGAAAGTATTTGTATCACGTTGGGAAGGTGGTAAGATTCTAGAAGCAGACTTTGCACAGTTAGAGTTTAGAACTGCAGCTTTCTTATCTAATGATGAAGTAGCAAAAAAGGAGATTGAAGATGGATTTGATGTGCATAGCTATACTGCTAGTGTTATTAGTAATGCAGGGGAAGAAACTTCTCGCCAAGAAGCGAAAGCACACACTTTTGCACCCCTCTATGGAGCGACAGGATTTGGGAGAACGAATGCTCAAGCTACATATTATAAACACTTCACAGAGAAGTACAAAGGAGTCGCACTATGGCACTCCAAATTGGCTAAAGAAGCTCTGAATACAGGTATGATAACTACACCAT